TAACTGCAAGCGCTGCTTTTAGGTTGTCAATTTTTGACTGATCGGACTTATTTAATCCGTCTAAACGGTTCTTTTCGTTTTTGCGAGCTTCAATGTCTGCCTCAAGCGACTTAATGACTTTGACATAGCCTTCTACTTTAGTTTCGTAGTCGCTAGTCCAATCAATCGCTTCGAGCGTATCGAGTTTTGTTTCATCGTCAATATCCATGTTATAAATTTCAAGGAATTGACCAGTTAATTCATATAATGTTGCCATATTTAATACCTACCCTCACACCACTGCTGTATTGTTACTTCGCCAATATTTCTAGGAGTGTTTTGATATCGTCTTCCTTGAGTCCTTCGCGCTCTGTACGCTCGAAGTCCGAACCGTCGAGTTTGGTTACATTATATTCCGCTTCCACATTTAGTACTTCGCAGCCAAACGCTTCAGCAAGCTTGTCGAGCTCGTTTTTTTTGTTCTTCATACGACTCAAGCGGCATAGATAGAGCATCTTTTAAACCTTCGCTGAAACTCGCTTCAAATGCTAGGGTGCCTCTGTCTTTGTATTCTCCAAGAAATCCATCTTTTTCAGCGTTGTAAAATACGACTTGTTTTTCTGTTTGTTTCATGATATATTCTCCTTGTAATGTTGTTGATTGCACAGGCCCTTACCTGTGCTTTTTTTAGTGCTCTCAACGTGCACCCACAGCCCCACCGCTTCATGTTTTTTGTTTTTTTTAAAAGATAAGTGTGTGGAAAGGTAGATTATAATTTTGGGGTATTAAAGTATATGCTACACTCCACGGAAGGGCTATGGCTACACGCTGAGAGATGTTAGTGATCTAATTATTGCTAAGGTACTTAGCAGCTAGATACCGCTCACGTCTTTGACGCGCTTCATATTTCTGGTCATTAATCTCTCGTGGTGTCCATACTGGTTCGAAGGAGTATTCTTCTTGTTGTTTTTCGCTCCAAATCCAGTTAAATAGTTTTGATGCTTTCATAGTGTTTTCCTTTCTGATAAAATGGTTTTTAAAAAAATAGATTGGGTTTAAGATGAGACGATTATTAAAACAACTTTTAAATATTTTTTTGAAACTGATTGGCATTTTAACTACTATCGTTCTTGCTTTATCTCTTACTATGTTTGTCATTAAAATCTTCGTGTTCTATTCCACTTTCCTTGGAAATAACTGGCTAGAAGACAGCTACTTTAATATCATTAAAAAGTACAATTTGCTTCGTTTTGTAAAATCATTTATTATAGTTTTTCTATCCTTTGAAATGATTTTAGCTCTCGTTTCGTTGCTGTATTTTATAATTGCTTCCTCTATTCGAAGGTATGCAGAAGAGTTTGCAAAGCTTTTTGCTACAACCTACACTGCACTAGCCTTCACGGTTTCCTTGGCTATGACGCTAACTGAAGAAATTTTCACTTTAGCCACAGCTATCGTTTCGTTGTTCGCTTTAATCTATCCCATAGTTTTGAAATATTTTTACGTCCCCAAGCGCGGACGAAAGGGGCAATCTCAAACAGAAAATGATTGAGCCAAATTGCGAATAAGAGCGAGCCTATTATTGTTGCCATAGCCAGCAACACCCCGAATTCTTCCATTGTTACTTTCCTTTCTACTCCCTAACCGCACTAGAAAACTAGTGAGGATGTTTTTTCATATATTTTTTTAATATATAAGGAGACAGTCATGAATATCAAATCGTTGTTGCTGTTGGTATCGTTCAGCTTCCTCACTAGCTCACTGTTACGGCTAGGGTTATGTTCTAGGCAATATCTTGCCAGTCGCTGTTAAGCCAATTTCTTACTGCTTCACTTCTGTCCTCATCCAATTTTGGTGATACCACTCAATCACAGCATCTCGTGGATACTTTTCACGCGCTCCTTTAATACGAGGAAAGTCCTTTTTACTATTGAAACGCATATCAAAGGTTGTGGTGTCTGTAGTCCCCAGCAACATCAACGAACACTGTTTTTTATTGAGTTCCATTGGAAATCTGTGCTTTTCGTCATTGATAGTAGCCATGACCTTTATAGCTCTTTCTCTCAGCCCCATTTCGAACTGGTCGAGTAGTTGAATCATTAAATCGTTCATGATAAAATATCCTTGTAATGTTTTGATTTGCCACTGTTCCCGCAGTGGCTTTTTGCTAATTCATTTTGATAACCAAATGAACAACCATGTGATTACAGCGCCGATTATCGATAGTGCAAGGTCTTCGTTATCCAGCATAGCGAAGGCTTTTTTTAGTTTTCTCATTTCTGTCCTTTCTAAATTTGATATAATGTAATCAAAAAACGAGGTTTTTATTATGAAGTTTGATCCAGAAATTGCTCGCGATATTCTTTTGGATATTGAAGAAATACATGAGTACCCCCAACATTTAGTTGTAAGTTCTTTTGAACGTTTTCCTAGAATAAACTCGTTAGATAAAAATGTTGTTTTATATCATCTTAAAATGCTTAAAGAAGCGGGTTTTGTTTATTGGAAAGTTCAGTTTGGAAATAATAAATTTTACAATGGAACTCTTTCGGGTCTAACCTATGAAGGGCATCAATTCCTTGATACAGTTAGAAGTCCTAAGATTTGGAGAGATACCAAGGAAAGAGCTTCTAAAATAGGTGTATTTACATTAGATTTTCTGTCTCAAACAGCAGCAAATATTATTTCCGATTTAATTAAAAACCAATAGCACCTTGGGTAAGTTTTACAACTTGCCCTTTTTTGTTTAGATATTCAATAGAAAAAGTATTTTTACCTGATGAATTGTCAGTCAATGTTTCCCAATTTAGATTGACCGAAACCAGCCCTCCACCTTCCTTTACGATATCAACGCCGTCAAGAATAACTGTCGGAACACCATTTGCATTATTTGGCTTGATTTCTATATTGTGAAATAGTCTATCTAAGTTTTGGATAGGCTGTTTTTTAAAACTATACGGATACTTTTTTGGTCTCATGCTTACTTCCTCCTATTTGTACTTGAAAACTAGTATCTAATGCTTTATCTAAAACATTAGAAAATTTTTCGGTGTCTATCGAAGTTACGATAGACAATTTTTGCTTCCCACTATACGGATAACGTTTTGGTCTCATGTTTGTTCCTTTCTACACTTTTTTTCTCTGCTATAATAAAAGAAAGCAGAGAGGAGGTGAATGTTATGAGCATAGATGCTGAAAAATTTGCTTTAGCTGTTGTTTCGTCTTCGAATCCTGATTTGAGTATTTCTGATAAAGTCAAACTTTACGAAGAAACCGTTGAATTTATCGAAAATCACAATCAAGAAAAGCTTGAAGAAGCTAAGCAAAGAGTTAAAGACTGGCTTATTTAAGAGCCTGTTTTATCTCAATTAGCACTTTAGCAATCTCGCACTTTGCTAGGGTGCTTTTTTCGTTGTCATAGTTTTTAGCGAGGTCTCTTGCAATAGCTGCAAGCCACTGGTTCATAAAGTCGTTTTTCAAGACTTTACGCTCAGCTAAATCCAGCTCCCTTTTTTCAAAAATTCCTAATCATCCTCACGCTCAATCAAAGGCAGAATCCCCTTGCTTTTAAGCAATTCATACAAGAACAAGCGACCTTTCTGCGTCCATGTTGTCGTAACATGAGTGCGTGCTTGACCTTTGCCGTCCACGAAATCAAAGGTGGCACTATCTGTATAGCCTTTTCCCATATATTTCTTGTACAAAATCCATTGTCCGTTAACTTTATGTTGCACTCCGAATTCGTGCAAAAGATGGTTAAACTTAGTAGCGCTCATACCATAATCGGCAGCGATTTGTGTCACACGCAAACTTGCTTTGCTTTCAATAATTAAGTCAAGGTATCTGGCTTGTTTCTGCGCTTCTTCAAGTTCAAGCTTCAAAGTCTCATTCTCTGTGGTTAAGACTGTGATTTTCTTATCTGCCATGAGTAAGGCTCTTGCCATAATCTTCTCAGGACTGTTGAAGTCCTTTTCTACTTGGATAAAGTATTTTCTGACTTCCTTGCCCTTGTCTGTTCGTTGAATCATGGCAATTTCCTTGGCCATGTCTAGCTTGATGATGTGGTCAGTCGTATTTTGACCTGTTGAAGAGGTGAGACATTTTTGGGTCACCTTTAAAAAGTCCTCATTTTCATTAAAGCCGTATTCAGTCATGCGACTGAACCACTTCTTATATTCTGTTTTGACTTCCAGAGCCTCATGAAGTTGCCTTCCAGAAACAACAGGCTCATGGTTATCATTCAATGTTACGTTAATAAGTTCGTTCATAGGGTTCCTTTCTAACCTGCTGATAAATGTTTGTTAAAATTCTGTTTTAAAACGAATTTTTTGCCTAAAAAAATAAAATCTTTATTAACACCATAATACTTAGCTAATTTTTCCAATAAACTTAAAGGAATATCTGTGCTATCGTTTTCGTATTTAAGAAGTGTTTGCTGATGGATGCCGATTTCCTTAGCGACTTCTTTAGCAGATAAACTGTAATTTACCCGCAATGCACGCAACGTCATTTTCGTCATCCTCTCACCCCCTTTCTAAAATGGTATAATGGAAATAAAATGATTGGAGAATGTTATGGAATTTGATTTTTCACAGTTATCTTTAGGTGGTGGGTTTGGAGGTAACTCAAAAGCTTTTCAATGCCCAAATTGTTCTGGTTTCGCTTCTCATCTATGGATGTATGAACCTGTTGTGATCCACCAAAGATACTCCGAAACATTAAGGTTTACCATCATCGCCCAATGTCAAGCTTGTGAACACTTCTCTATTTGGTTAACAAATGAACTCCCTTTAATAAAAGAGGGTTCATATGCTGAATTAGACAAGAGTCATGTGAATGTTAAATTATTATTTCCTAGTGTATCCAATGAAGTCCCTAAACCTAACGTTAACATGCCGTCCGATGTCAAAGAAATCTTTATCGAAGCCGGTCAAATCCTTGAAAAATCTCCAAGAGCCTCAGCTGCACTATCAAGATTGGCTATTGAAAAGTTAGTAGACGGACTTGAAGCCGAGGGTAAAGATCTAAATTCAAAAATCGGAAAGTTAGTTTCTAAAGGGATGCCTGTCGAAATTCAGCAAATGCTTGATAGTGTTAGAGTTATCGGGAATAACGCTGTTCATCCCGGACAAATTAATATCAAAGATAACAAAGAACTAGCGCTCTCATTACTTCATTTTATCAACCTGATTATAGATAATCGAATTACTCAACCTAAAAAAATATCTGAGGTGTACAATTCTCTACCAGAGTCATATAGAAAAGCTATTGAAAATAGAGATAACTAATCCCTCTTAGTTGGGTCTGATTCAAAAATTAAGTTATTGTTGTAATCCCAATATTGAACTACAACTCTTGCCGGGTCACCCTCATTACCTGTGCCACGTTTTTCAGTAACTTCTATTAACAAAACTGGTTTTACTGATTTAGCCATATTCTACTCCTTCCTAGCGCTTCTTGTGCTTTTTATTTCAAATTTAGTCAAAGTTTTTAACTCTTCGCCATTCAAAGATACTTTGTCATCACGGATTTTAAGTTCGTTCACAATGTTCCCCCTACTCTCCTTAAGCTGTAGATAAGCTATCAAAATAATTTTGATGAAAGCGGAGAACTCACTCTGCTTCTTTTGAAGTTTTCAAAAGTGCTGAAACTCCCCCAACTACTCCATCTAGATACCCTCGTCCATAATCTGTCGCTACGAATTCCAATAATTCTTTCAAGTCTTCTTCGTTCATCCCTCTATCCTTTCTTTATACTAAATTTTCGTATTTTTCCTGAGCTTTTCGATAACTATCAATTGAAATATGTAACCAAGAAGCTGCCAATGTTTCAGTAACATATTTTATGGTTATCAACGAAGACAGAACCGACACCATAAAAGAAATAAGAATAACAATAATAATATTCATTCGCCCTCCTATCTAAATAATAGCCAAACAAGCCAAATAACACCAATCAATAAGACCAAATTAGGGATTAATCCACCTTTTAGTTTGAATTCTACTTCTTGATTTCCATCTGCTAATTCATTTTTATAATGAATGTCACCAAAAAGAAACTTCTTCCATTTCATGTTTCTACTTCCTTTCTTGCGAAGGTACAACTAAATATGTTAAACTATAACCACACCCCGTAACGGGGCGAGAGGCTTACGCCCCTCACTAATCAAGCTACCACTTGATTATGAATTTGAATCTGAGCTTAAACGTAAGGAAACTGACTTCGAACTCTAGTTCCTTGTGTTTAGGCTCTTTTTCATGTTTAGCCATTAGCTGTACCTCCTGTTTTTGTTAAGGTCTATCTCAACCTTACGAATATATTATAATCCGTTTTAAAACGAATGTCAATGCTCAGAACGAAAAAAAACGAATTTTTTTCGTTTTTTATATTTACAAATCCGAAAGAAATCGTTATTATAGTTATTATATAAGTACAAAAAACAAAAGGAGGAAAGCTGAATGGCTAGAGGAAGAGGGAAGGCTACTCCTCAAGAAAAAGAAGCAATGGAATTTGTTTCTACTAAAATACGACAGCTATTAGATGAAAATAATTTAAAACAATCTCATCTTGCTGATAAATTAGATATCCCACGAAGTAGTTTTAACGAATACGTTAGAGGGAACGCTCTACCTCGTCCGGGAAATGTCCAAAAAATCGCTGATTATTTTGGTCTTTTAAAATCAGACATTGACCCTCGTTTTAAATCCAACAAAGAAGAAATTGATAACTCTTTAATTGCTCAAATCAATACTAAAATAGCTAAATTGCACAAGCCACGGCAAAGGAAAGTGTTGATATACACCGATAAACAGTTAAACGAACAAAAGGCAGAGGAAAACAGTAAACAGACAGTAGAAGAGCCACGCGCCCTCTACTCCTACAACTACTACGACCAGCCTGCTTCGGCAGGTACAGGTCAATATCTGAACGATGTACAAGTGGAACAGATTGAGTTGCCAGTGGATGTTGATGCAGACTTTGTTATTCCAGTCTATGGCGACTCCATGGAGCCAGAATACCACTCTGGCGACTATGTCTTTGTCAAGCTCACCGTAGAACTGTCAGACGGCGATATAGGCGTTTTTGAGTACTACGGTGACGCTTATATCAAGCAACTACTGCTAGGAGACGCAGGCGCATTTCTACATAGTCTAAACTCTGACTATGACGATATACCAGTAGATGCCGATAGCGACTTTAGGATTATCGGTGAAGTCGTAGATATTTATAGAGAAAGGTAGACTGTGGAAAGCTTTAACGAAAAGATAGCTCAAGTTAGAACTACTATTAACGACGATGACAATACCGACTTTACAGAATTTTATGGTGTCAAAAATTTCCCTGTAAACTTCGACTTAAATGTATCGGTAATGCTTTTGAATATTATTCCAGACAAGAACTATACTATCCAAATAGGTATTACATCAGATACAACTCCTCTTCAAGTATTGCAAATAGATACTCAAAATTTTTCAATCCAAAAAGACAATATGATTTTGATGCATAACGGGGTTGGGCAAGCCTTTATAAAAACACAATTCAAGTTTAATGTGACTCACGAAGGCGCATATAAAATAGAGTTTGTTCTCCTAGATGACAAAGAACTGTCTTCTTTTGCTAATTATTATTATTTTGGAGGGGCTTAATGAACGATAATAACGTTACTGCATTATTCTCTGATTCTAAATCTGTACCCATACAGAATAATGGTATAATAAAAGAAAAGCCATTTGGGGGTTATGACATGGAAAAAAACTACTACACAAAAGATGAAATTGATTTGAAGTTGGATAAAATCAATTCTGACACTCAGCACGGATTCGAGAAAGTTGATTTTAAAATCGACCAACTCAGACAAGAAATGCGTAGCGGATTTGAAAAAGTCGATTTAAAATTTGATAATTTCGAGAAACGTGTTGAGACTATGTTACTAACTCAAGAAAACAAGAGATTAGAAGAGCAAGCCAAAAGCAAGAAAGAGTTTATGTACTGGTTTATCGGTTTGTTAGTTAGTACCTTACTTGGTATACTAGCAATCATCGTAACCATTTTATCGACAAAATAAATAAGAACACAAAAAATCCCCACGCTCTCAAACTTTGGCGAGTCTGAGCGTGAGGCAACCATGTATAGTAAACGGCATTAAAAAGCCCTTTTTACTATACCCATTTTAACAAAAAAATGAGGTAAAAACAACATGGCATTTTTTAGAAAATTGGATTCAGGCTGGGAATATCGTATTACATATAGAGACAGCCATGGTAAGAAACGTGAAAAGTCAAAACGTGGTTTCAAGACCAAGACACTAGCCAAAACGGCAGCACAACAAGTTGAATTAGAACTTAGCACTGTTTCAGACGCATTACTAGACATCACAGTGCTTGATTACAACAAGCGCTGGGCAGACATATACAAGAGACCGCATGTTACCCCTAAAACTTGGAAAACTTACGAGAAGAATTTCAGACACATTGAACGACTTTTTGGCGAGTGTAAACTTAAAAGTATCACACACACGTTCTATCAACAAATATTAAACGAGTTTGCGGAAAACGTCGCACAGTCGACACTTGAAAAATTTCATTATCAAATTAAGGGCGCTTGTAAGATGGCTATTCGTGATGGTATCCTTCGGGACAATTTTGCAGACGGAGCTATTGTAAAAGCTCAAAAGTCTGGTAAGCAAGAGTCTGAAAAGTTTATGGAGGAAGACGAATACTTGCACTATCTGCAAATAGCCAAAGGAAAAATTAAGCATCCATCATACTTCACCACTTTTTTAATCGGCGTCACTGGTTTACGTTTTGCCGAAGCGCAAGGATTGACATGGAAGGATGTTGATTTCAAAAATGGCTATATTGAAGTTAATAAGTCTTTTGATTATTCTATATCACAAGATTTTGGCGCTACAAAAAACGAACAATCTATGCGAGTAGTCCCTATTGACCACAACAGCCTTGAAGTTTTAAAATTTTATCGAGACAATTACTACAAAGATAATGACTTAGGGCGTATATGCTACGGAGCGTCCAATAACGCTACAAATAAGGTCATAAAAAGAGTGACCGGTAAAAACTACACCAATCACTCTTTAAGACACACTTACGCCTCTTATTTGATTTATAAAGAAGTAGACTTAATATCCGTCTCAAAACTTTTAGGGCACGAAAATTTGAATATTACACTGAAAACTTACGCCCATCAAATCGAAAGTTTGAAAGAGAAGAATGACCACAAAGTCAAAGAGATTTTTCAAAACCTTGAAATTTGACGGGTGAAAAACGGGTGAAATGCCCAGAACCCTTGATATATCAATGAGATAAAAGGAGAGGAGGGGATTTCAGGGCGTTTTTATTCTTATTTTATCCCTATAAAAACCTTATTTTATAGGGAATTTGTTTTTTAGAATAAGATAAAGACAGACAGAAAATTTTCAAAAAACGGGTGTTTGACGGGTGATGACCACCTATTCACAAAAGATTTCTAAAATATCAAAAACCGCCCTAGTTTCCTAGAGTGGTTTTTTTGCAAAATAAAAAAAGCCCCAGCAAACGCTGAGGCTTCGACCACTACTGCCATGATATCCCTACTGCAGTGTGAGGGGAGGTGATATACTCCTTTTCGTTTTTTAGTTTTCGTGGTTCTCTTTATTTAATTATACACCAGTTTGGCCTTGTGTAGCTTGTGCACGGTCTTCAATAGCCTTAACTACTAATGCACTAGCTTCTCCAATAGCTTTAGATACTTCCGCAGCGTCTCTTGATTGGCTATCAAGGAAGCGTTGGAAGTCATTATCTTCAAGCATTAAGTGTTTGGCACCGTTTGATTTCAATTCGTCAACCGTGCTAATGTCACCAATCCCAAAAACGTGACCGTTAACGATTCCAACATATCCTTGATTTCCAGATTTGCTTCGCACTACAAAATTCATATTTTCTTCCTCTTCTTCTCTCTTGTTTAATTCGCTTCCGATAACTACTACATTCTTGTCCAATCCACCAGCTAATCCCGTGCTAGTAAACTGCCACCAGCGAGTATGATCCATATCTGGATATACACCCCAGTAAGGCTCTGAGCGTACCTCATAATCTGGATACGCTGCAATCCATAAGCTATTAGGATATTTAGCAGTGATTTGTTCTACATACACATTAGCCAATGTATACGGCTTGTAACTGTAGTAGATTGGCTCAAAGCCGTTTGCCTTACAAACGTCCATAAATGCCAATACTGCATTAGTATTCGCTTGCTTGTCACCGCTTGCGCCGTCCTCATAATCACATACAAGGTATCTAGCTCGTGATGGTAGGTTGCTAACAAAGTAGTTAGCTTCAGCTTGTGCTGTCCCTACATCTCCACCGAAACGGGCGAAGTGGTAGTAACCAATGCAATTGCTTGTGTTTGTTTGTTGTGCCATAACTGGACTTAGCCAACCGACACCCTCAGACACTTTAATAATAGTGTTGTTGGTTCCAGCCGCTTGACAGATACCTGTGAGGTCTGCTGCTTGATAAGCTGAAACATCGATGAAGTAATCACCTTTATTAAGTCCGCCTGGCTCAATTTCAGAATCATCGAACGGCAATTCAAACCATCCTACCATTTGCTGGGCTGGTGCATTCCAGTCGATATAGCTGAAATTACCAGCGCTATCAAGATTACGAGTAACCTTGCGCACCCATCCACCATTAGACAGGCAATCAGCGTTTCCATCAATATTCTGTTCGATTGTGGTAACCGTTCCGTCTGGGTTCTCTGCGACCACAAAACCGATATGGCCAAATTGGTGATAAGGTAAGCAGTTAGTTACCCAAACACTTCCAACTGGTGGATTGTTAGAGCCGTTAAATCGTGTTACTTTCAGCCCTAGACTTTCTGCCCTACTTAGGCCATCAATGGCGTTTAAGTAGCTGAAATCAAGGTTAAACAAGCCTTGATATTGCAAAACATTGTCAATCAAAGCAACACATTGCCCGCCATAAGGGTTAGTGGGAACGGTCACACGTTGATTCACAAGGCTGTCAAGAGTGTTTAATAGTTGTGCTTTTGTTGTCACGCTTAACACTCCTTTCTATTTTTTATTACTGTTTTGGTTCGTGGTAATTCAATGCTTGTTCGCTGTCAGCAATCCCCTTGGTAGTAGGGTCTGTAACGATACCTAAGATTACCAAAATCACAACGAAGGTGTTGACACCCTCTTGGATATTGTGCGGGATTTCAAGCCCAAATTGTTGTAGCATTAAGAATACTGCTGAGATAAGAGCTACTAGAGTAGCCTTGTTTTGCAATCGTAATTTAAAATTAATCATTTTCTGTTTCCTCCTCTTCTTCCTTGGGTTCTGATGTTAAAATAAATTTCTCTTTATCAATATTTCTTCTAATATACTTATCAAGATATGGAATTTCGACGCCTAGAGACGACAAGTTGGCTAAAATACTAGAGACGTATGCTGCAATCATAGCGAAGATGAAGGTATCTACCACAGCACCAAGGTTCATGAAAACGGCAAATGGATAGAATATTGCAACGAATAAAATCATAGCTGCATGGCTGACAAGGCCCTTGCGAAATTTAGAGCTTGACAACTCATGATAAGCCCAAGCCCTGGACACACCAAGAATGATGTCTGCTGCTATGGTAAGCATTAGTAAAAACACCCAAATGTGTTCATCTATTCCGTATTCGTAGAATTGCTTGACGACATCGAAAATCCCAAAGATTCCATTTGGTTTGTGCATGGATTATGCTCCTGTTGTTGATTCTGCCAAAATTTCATCTTCCACTTTGTAACGCAACTCACGTAGAGCACGCTCATCCGCACGCATATCTTGACGATGTTTTGCGTATAATTCAGCGTTAAGAAGATTTTCTTGAACTGTAGAGACCGCATTGGAATCTACACTGATAAATGTTTGCTTAACAAGGATTGTAGCTCCTTCTTCTTCAACGTTAAATTCTGCATTGATCGTGCGTTGTTTTGTGATTTTAAGTGACATGATATTATTTTCCTTTCTTTATCCTTCTTCAATTGGATATTCATCTTCCGTAATGTAAGTGACTGTCCCTGTGTAGACTGCATTTTCTGAATTTTGGTTTGAAAGATACATGTTTCCATTCTGTTCGAGGTGCCATACTGCGCAGCCTTTATGCCAGTTTGCTACGTTTTTGTTGGCAACCAAGTGCGTTGGGACGCAAGGCTTGAATCCGCTAGGGATTTTCTCGCTTAAGCCCTTGTACTCGCCTTCAGCTACGGGATAGACGTCTCTGATTAAGCTGAGAGTTACTACGTTCGACTGGCGCACAAGGTTCGCTTTCACCCCGTAGCCAATTTGGATTTCTTTTTTTACAGCGGGTTTGTTGGTTTGCACAAACTCAACCCAATCTCCAACTGTATTCTGCGTTAGGGTCCGCTTGAAGAACCTACCTGAACTTGTTGTCAGCGATTGATGAATACCACCCAGGCCCTCTATTACTTCTAGTAAGCCTACTTGCTCTGTAGGTTTAGGTTTGCTGATAGGATAGTTCTTCATCGTACTCATTGCCGAGAAAAAACCAGTGGTTCTATAGTCGTTTAGGTTATCTACCTTGTTATCAATCGCTGCACCGTTCGGTTCTGTAAGCTTGTGGTGTTGGATTAGTTTTGAGCCTGAATAAATCAATCCATCGACATCAAGTGCTCCATTTTCACGATACTTACCAATACCAACGCCTTGTCGGTCATAGGACATGATAATTTTATCGGTCGGCACTGTAGTTTGAAATTCTGAGACTGAAAATCTATCCTCTAATTTTCCTGTGACTACGAACGAAGTATCTGCAGGATATTCCTTGCCTAAATTT